CATGTACTGGCACACCGGACCTGTCCGGTGTGCCAGTACATGCACGGCAAGACCTTCGAGGTGGCGCAGGCGTTCTCCCGGGTCGATAGGGCGCTGCGGACCCAGGACCCGAACGATTTGCAATCGATTGCACCCTGGCCACGCCAGGATGTCGAGAGCCTCGACCGGCTGTACCAGACGCTGCCGGCCGACTTGCAGGCCCAGGGCCTCGATGCGCCGCCCTATCACCCGTTGTGCCGCGGCGTGATGCAGACGGTAGGCACGGTGACCGAGGAGTTCCCGCCCGGATCGAAGCGCTGGATCACCGAGGAGGGCCCTGCGACCCAGGCCGAGCAGGCAGGTACGCCAGGTGCGGCGGCGTTTGCCAATTCGCCAGTGAAGTTCGAGAATGGGGTGACCGATGCTCGACTGACCAAGGCGGAGATCTTTGAGCATTATGGTCGGGTGATGGACCGCAACAACCTGCTGGACCGCAATGACATAGCGGATGCGGCTGTGCGTAGTGCGGTCAGCGATTACATCGGCGAGGGTCATCGCACGATCAATGCCGAGCTGCGCCAAGGGAGTCTCAGTTCCGACATCAAACCTACGGTCGAGCTTATCGACAGCGCGATGGTGCCCCTGCAGACGGATGAACTGGTGTTCCGCGGTGTTCCGTCCAAGACGTTTGGAGGGCGCACAGAGTTGGATGATCTGGTCGGATCGGTGATCACCGATCTGGGCTACTCGTCAACCACGGTGGCGCCGGCAAGGGCAGCTTATTTCGGAGGACGGTTTGTCGAGGATACGACGATCTTCCGCATCCGCGTGCCGGCCGGAACCAAGGCGATCGCGGCAGATGCTTGGGACTATGAGGTCCTGCTGGAGCGGGGCACGAAGTACCGGGTGTTGGGTGTGAGCGACGAAACGCTGTTGATCAAGGATAGGCGCAACGAGGATGTGCAGCAGACGGTGACTTTCATCGACGTAGAGGTGGTGCCATGACCGGCGAAAACGACGACAAGCTGGACAAGATGCAGGTGCCACTCAACGAGCTGCTGGTCGACGGCATGCCCTACAGCGAGTTCCAGAAGCAGAAGCTAGGCAAGACCGAACAGCCTCTGCCGCCGCGCCACCCGGACCGGTCTGTCGAAGACTAGACCTGGGGTTCGACGCCGTGTCGATGGTGCAGGTGTTGTACCGCTGCCTTTGCAATTGATTGTACGCTGATTCGACCGCCGGTACGGTTCGGGACGAATGCGATCGTCCGGGGCTGGGAGCCGATGTCGGATCTGACGATCAAGAAGGTCGACCAGGAGCAGCAGCTCGTCTTTGGCGAGGTGTACGCGCCGGGCTATCCCGACAGCCAGGGCGACGTGATGACGCCGGACGACGTCCGCGAGGCCGCCTACGGCTTCATGCGGGCCGGCAACCTGATGAAGGTCGACCTCGAGCACGACAACGTCGAGACCGGCTCCTGCATCGTCGAGAGCTTCATCGCCCGTGATGACGACCCGCTGTTCATCCCCGGTTCCTGGGTGGTCGGAGTGCACATCCCGGACCCGGAGCTGTGGTCGCTGGTCAAGTCGGGCGAGATCAACGGCTTCTCGATGGAGGTCAAGGGCAAGCGCCTGCCGACCGAGATCGAGCTCGATGTTCCGCCCCAGGTGATCGGCAAGACCGACGACGGGGCCGGCCACGACCACGAGTTCGTCGTCGACTTCGACCCCGAGGGCAAGTTCCTGGGCGGTCGCACCAAGCCGGCCGCGGACGGCCACTGGCACAAGATCGTCAAGGGGACGGTCACCGAGCCGGCGGCTGATGGGCACACGCACCGTTTCTCGTTCGTGGAGCTACTGAAATGCCGGTGAAGATGAAGGCCAACCGGCTCGTCGATTGCGAGGTGTCCCACGTCTCGCTGGTAAAGCGGGGAGCCAACCGCATCCCGTTTCGCATCCAGAAGAAGGATGGAGAGATGATCAACCTGAGCACGCTCTTCCAGAAGCGCGAGGCGGCTCCCGCGCCGGCCGTGGTTGCCGCGATCGTCCGCAAGGGCGCCGATCTCGACCTGGTCAAGGCCCGCCTGACCAAGGCCGGCTACACCGTCGACGAGCCGGTCGAGCAGGACGGCGTCCTGGTCTTCCAGCAGCCCGACGCCGCCGGCGACGTCGCCTCGGTCTACAAGATCGACGACGACCTGGCGCTCGGCCTCAACGTCGACATCGCCAAGGCGTTCGAGTCGTTCAACATGGACGACACGACCTTCGGCGAGCTGCTGCACACCGAGGGCTTCTACCCGACGGTCGACGTGGCGATGAAGTCGATGACCTACACCATCCAGAACGTGATGGAGAAGGCCGAGTCCCCGGACGAGGCGGCGGAGAAGATCTCCAAGGCGGTCGACGACTTCCGCAGCTACGTCACGGCGCTGGCCAGCGGTATCCCGGCCAAGGCGTTCAAGACCGAGGCGGTCGCTCTGACCGACGACGAGGTTAAGGCCCTGAAGGCCGACGTCGAGAAGACCAAGGCCGACGCCGCCGCGGCGAAGAAGGCCGAGGACGAGAAGGCCAAGAAGGCCGAAGCGCCGAAGGCCAACTCGGTCGAGCGCTTTGCCAAGAGCCAGAAGGCGGAAGCCGCGGATGACGAGGCCGACAGCGACGACCCGGCCGATCCGGAGACCGCCGCCAAGGACGATCCAGCGCCGGTGGCTTCGGCCGACGACGCGACCCGACAGGTTCTCAAGGCGGTCGAGGAGCTGACGGCCCAGGTGCAGAAGACCGCCGAGAACGTGTCCGGCCTGTCCGACCGCATGACCTCGTTCGAGGAGCGGATCGAAGAGGCCGAGGAGACCGCCCAGAAGGCGGAGAGGGCTGTCACCGGCACGGTGCGCAGCACCGCGGTGGATGATCCGGATGTCCGAGCCCGCAAGTCGGGCAAGGTCAACGGCGCGCCGCCGCTGATGGATACGGCATTTGGTCGGCCAAACTGACCGCAGAGCCGTCCCGTAACCCGATTGTCCGAAGGAACGGAGGACACGATGTCCAGCAATCAGGACCTGCTGCAGAAGGCCGACATGACGCTCGCCGACCTGTCCGGCGGCACCAAGGGTGGTCTTCTGCCCCCGGAAGAAGGGGCCACCTTCATCCGCAAGCTGATCGACCAGCCGGTGATCATGCGGGTGTCCCGTGTGGTCGAGATGAACGCGCCGCAGCGCAAGATCAACAAGATCGGCTTCGGCTCGCGCATCCTGCGCAAGGCCGTCTCGGCGACGGCGCTGACCGAGGCCCAGCGCAGCAAGCCGACCACCGAGCAGATCGAGCTCAACACCAAGGAGGTCATCGCCGAGGTGCGGCTGCCCTACGATGTGGTCGAGGACAACATCGAGCGGGCGACCGCGGCGACCAACTCGCCGTCGAACCAGGCGCAGATGGGCGGTCTGAAGGACACGCTGATCACCCTGATCGCCGAGCGGGCCGCGCTCGACATGGAGGAGCTCGCCATTCTTGGCGACACTGCGTACACCAACGCGGGCGACCAGGACGACGAGGACTACCTGTCGCTGGTCGATGGCTACCTCAAGCTGGCCAACGACAACGGCAACGTGCTCGACGTCGCCAATGCGACCATCTCGCGGCAGATGTTCCGCGACGCGGTCAAGACCATGCCGGACAAGTATCTGCGCAACAAGGCGTCGATGCGGCACTTCATCTCGTTCGACAACGAGACGCACTACCGCGACATGGTCGCCGACCGCCAGACCGGCTACGGCGACGCCACCGTCCAGGGCACCAGCGAGCTGCGCGCCTTCGGCTCGGCGATCACCCCGGTGGCGCTGATGCCGGACGAGAAGGGGCTGTACTGCAACCCGCTGAACCTGCTGTTCGGCATCCAGCGCCAGGTGTCGATGGAGTACGACAAGGACATCACCGCCCGCGTCTACATCATCGTCCTGACCGCCCGCATCGACGTCCAGATCGAGGAAGCCGAGGCGGTGGTCACCTACCAGAACATCGCCGCGGCGTAATCCCGGCGGTGAGCGGCGGCGGGAGGTCCAGGCCCCTCCCGCCGCTGTTGCCTGATCGAAGCAAAGGAGTGCGGACAGGATGCCGAAGGCAGTGCTCAAGGGCCCGGCGAGCTATTTCGTCAAGGGCCTCTCGTTCCGCCGGGGCCAGCCGGTCCAGGTGGACGTGGAGACCGCTCGATACCTGGCGGATACCGGTCAGTTCTCGGTCGACTTCTCGGACGTCAAGCCCCAGGCGCCCCGGGCCGGCGACGGCAGGAAGGGCGGGGTGAAGATCACCCAGAAGGCCAAGGACGATCCGCCCAAGCAGGACGGGGCGAAGACCGAGACCCCGACCGCCCAGGGCGACGTCAAGGCCACGACCGAGAAGACCGAGGCCGCCAATGGGGCCGGCGACGACACCGAAGGCGCGGTGGGCGTCTGAGGCGAGGTGAGCCATGCGTCTGGCGCGCGTGCAGGATTTGCGGGAAGCCATGGGCTTCGACGACATCCCCGATATCAATCGGGCGATCGAGTTCGCGCTGGACGCGGCCACCGGCCGCTGTGCCACCCTGCTGCGCACCGAGTTCGACAACGCCAACATCGCCGACACCTTCTACATCCAGGTCGTCCCGGCCGGGGTGATCTTCCATCCGAAGGTCAAGCTGCGGCAGGGCTTCGTCGATGCCCAGTCGGTCACCGTGTACCGGGCGTCGACCCTGACCCAGCTCGACGACGCCAACTTGCGCGAGACCTGGACCGCCAAGGTTACGGTCGACGCCACCCGAGGCACCCTGGTGGTCGGAGGTCTCACCGCTGGTGACCACTTCCTGCGGGTGATCTACGACGCCGGCTTCGACGCCGACGCCACCGAGGCCGACACCTACGACCTGTCGGCGGTACCGGACTGGCTGCAGACGGCGGCGATGCTGTTCGCCCGGGCGCGCCTCGACAGCCACCCGCTGTTCAAGGAGGCCGAGGCGACCAAGGACGCGGCCGGCCTGGAGAGTGACGCTCACCAGATCCTGCTGCCCCACGTTCGGTACATGCCGGACGCGGTGCTGCCGTATTGAGGGGGCGGGTATGGCCGAGGAGATCGCCTTCGAGTTCGAGTTCCGCAATCAGCGCTACCGCAGCGCCGAGCAGGGACTGCGCGCCTTCGCCGCCAGCCTGAACAAGGCGCCGGAGCGCATGGCGCCGGCCCTGAAGCGCGAGCTGCGCACCTTCCTCGACGGCGTATCGCGGGCGATGCAGCAGCGTCACGGCAATCCCTGGCCGGGCGGTACCGGCCCGAAGACCCTGTCGCGCCGGTCCGGCCGGGCGCTGCAATCGATTGCACAGAGTATCGATGTTCGCGGCTCCACGCTGGCCGACATCCAGGGCTCCATCGGCGGCGTCGGCTATCTGCGTACGCATGAATATGGCGCGACGATCCGGGCGAAGCGGGCGAAGTACCTGACGATCCCGCTGCCGCCGGCGCTGAACCCTGACGGCACGCCCAAGAAGCGGTCGGCGCGGGACTGGCACGACACCTTCGTGATCACCTCGAAGGCGGGCAACCTGCTTATCGTCCAGAAGCGCGCCGGGCGGATCGTGCCGCTCTATGTGCTGAAGAAGGAGGTCACCATCCCGGCCCGGCTCGGCATGCGCGACACGCTGCAGGCGGGTCTGCCGCTGTTCGTCGACCGGGCTATGAGCCGGATGGCGCGGGAGGCCATCGATGCCTGACACCCTGCGCGAACGGATCATGGAAGCCCTGGTCGTCAAGCTGCGCACCATGCAGGAGGGCGAGCCGGCAGATGACCCCTATACCACTACGTTCTCGGTGGTCGAGGAGGCCCCGCTGGACGACGACGCCTGGAAGAAGGCCGCGGCCTGCGGCGTCTACGACACCGAGGAGGTTCCGGTCGAGTGGATGCACGACGTGGTCGACGCGGCGATCACCGTGGTCGTCGAGTTCCGCGTCTTCGTATCGACCGGTGACGTCGCGGCCAAGGAGCTGCGGCGGGTGCTCGGCGACGTGCGTCGCCGGGTGATGGAGGACACTACCCTGGGCGGTCTGGCGATGGACATCCGGGAGCTCAGGAACGAGTCCTACATCGACGAGCAGGACCGCCGGCGCACCTCGGGCGCGGTGATCCTGGCGATCGAGTATAGGCATCAGGCGGGCGACCCGCGCCAGGCCAGGTAAGGAGAGAGACCCATGACCGAGTACGTCAAGCTGCACGAGTTCGGTGGCGGTGCCGGGGTGACCGAGGGCAAGCTGGCCCGGGTCGTTCGCGCGCTCGCCCAGAATGACGCCCTGCGCGCCGCGTCGGGCGTGTCGGATCTGACCGACAACTCCGGTGGCGCTGCGGCGGACGGTACGATCGCGGCCATTCCCGACGTGACGCCCTACGACAGCGCCGGCACCGACCTCGCCACGAAGGCGGCGGTCGAGACCGCGTTGGGCACGGTGACCGAGGCCCTGGCCGAGATCGCCGACCAGGTGATCGCGGTCAACGCGGTGGTGCCGGCCCGCACGGTGACCAACAGCCTGGCTGACGTGACCGACGGCACGGTCGCTGCCGTGACCCAGTCGTTCACCGCCTCGGCCACCGACGGCGCCAACGCCGCGGGCCTCAACACGGTGCTCGGCAACGTCAAGAACACCGTCGCCCAGCTCGCTTGGGAGATCAATCAGCTGTGCGAGGCGACCGGCGTCGCCAAGCTGACCGACAACTCGGGCGGCACGCCGGTCTACACCGGCACGGTGGCCGACATCGACACCGACACCGGGACCGACGGCACCACCGACGCTACCTCGAAGGCGGACGCTGACGCCGCCTTCGCGGCGATCGCCGACGCGGTGAAGGAGCTGGCGACCAAGCTGAACGAGATCACCGCGGCCGGCAACGCCACGCCGAACGCGGCGGTCGTCGCCCAGTGATGGCCGAGGACGAGGTCCCACCGGTGGAGGGGAGGCGCAAGGCCTCCCCGAAGTCGATCGGCAAGCCGGTGCCGCCCGGCATCGGTGGTCGTTTCGTGATGGTCGACGGCCAGCGGTACCGCCCGGAGCAGGTCGCGCATATACTGGAGAAGACGCCCGACGGCCGCTGACCGCTCGACGGCTCAAGGACGAGCCTCAAGGAAGAGGAACTGAGACATGCCCCTGCTGACTCGCCGCGCGCTCGTCATGGCCAAGATCGAGAGTGTGAGCGGCACGGCCGAAACCCTGGCGGCGGCTGATGACGCCATCCAGGCGATCAATCCGGACTTCCAGCCCGACGTCACCACCCTCGAGCGCGAGATCGCTTATGAGGATCTGTCGCCGGCCGGCGTCGCTGCGGGGCGCAAGCTCGCCCGGATGACCTTCTCGGTCGAGGCCAAGTCCAACGGGTCGACCGATGACGGCGCCACTACGCCGCGGATCGGCCAGCTGCTGCGTGCCTGCGGCTTCTCGGAGACGCTGAACGACGGCACCGACATCACCTACGTCCCGGTGTCGACCAACTTCGAGACCGCGACGATCGAGATGTACTTCGACGGCCTCAAGCACCTGCTGACCGGGGCGATGGGCACCTTCACCCTGGAAGGCGAGGCGGGCCGCTACGGCCGGTTCAATTTCGAGTTCACCGGGCTGTGGAACGATCCGACCGACATGGCGCTGCCCTCGGCGACCTACGAGACGACCAAGCCGCCGAAGATCGAGAGCTCGCAGCTCACGGTCGACGGCAATTCGGATCTGGTGATCGGCCGCTTCTCGTTCGACATGGGCATCCAGATCAACGAGCGTCCCGACGTGAACTCGCCCGAGGGCGTCAAGGGCATCCGCATCACCGGCCGTCAGCCGACCGGCGGCATCGATCCGGAGGCCACCCTGGTCGCCGACGAGGATTTCTGGGGCAAGCTGAGCACCGCCAAGCAGATGGCGGTGTCCGGCCAGATCGGATCGACTGCCGGCAACATCATCGCCTATTCGGCGCCCAAGGTGCAGTACACCGGCCTGACCTATCGCGACCGCAACGGCATCCGCACCTACGACGCCGGCCTGCGCCTGGGCCGCGACACCGGCAACGACGAGTTCCAGCTCGTCTTCAAGTGAGGAGGACGCCATGGCCTGCAACGAGCTGACCTATACGCCCGGCAAGGGCTCGCGGGACGACACAGCCCTTCGCCAGGCCTGGGAACGGGTCAAGGAGACACTGCCCCGTCTCGAAGACACACCGGCCCGGGACGATTTTCCCAAGGGCGTCCAGAGCACCTGATCCGCCGAAGGCCGCCTCGTGCCGGCCCTGCGGTGGAACAAGGGGGTGGCCTTGCCTGGGGCCGCCCCCTTTGTTGTTTGCAATTGATTGCACAAGGAAACCGGCGATGCGGGTCAAGGTGTTCATCGTCCAGCGGACCAACGGCGAGATCCTGGCCGCAAAGCTGGCCCGCGACCCCGCCCAGGCGATTGCGAAAGCCAACGCCCCTTGTAGAGTGCGGGTGCTATGGGCAGACAAGCTGCCCCCCGACACTGGCCATGCACCGAAGGAGCGGATCGATGGCACTCGTGGGGATGAACCTGAGCGGCGTGCGTCAGTACGTCTCGAAGGATGACCCGGCGCGCGACCAGGATGACTATCCGACCGCCGACGCCACCGTTTTCGAGCTGGGCTCGCTCGACGTCTTCCTGATGTCCTGGGTCTACGACCGGGCAATGAGCCTGGGCGACAACGGACAGATGGCCCTGAACACCAACGCCACGAACCTCGACGCGGTGCGCTTCGGCCTCAAGGGCTGGCGCAACTTCCGCGACGAGCAGGGCAACGACATCCCGTTCAAGACCAAGCAGCAGGCGGTCAACGGCAAGACCTACACGGTGGTCGCCGACGAGAGCCTGCAGTACCTGTCGATCGCCCTGGTGCGCGAGCTCGCCGCCGAGATCAAGCAGGTCAACCAGGTGACCAAGGAGGAGGCAAAAAACTCCGCAGCGGCGTGATCGCGCTGGTTCTGCTCCCGGAGCGGGATTGCGCCGCCTGCACCGACCGCCAGCAGCGGGCCTGGGGCTGCCACGCGGTCCAGAACGAAGATGGCGACTGGGAGAACGCCGCGGAGGACCCGATCGAGCTCGACGGCGAGACGGCCTTCCGCTGCCCCCGGCGGCCGATCAAGGACGATCCGCGTGGCTGGCACCAGCTGCTGACCTACCGGCGGATGATGAACAAGGGCTTCCTGCCCGAGGCGGGCGGCCTGCATGACCAGCCGGTTCGGCTGATGTCCATGCTCTCGTTGGTCGACGCCACGTTCGAGGAGGCCTTCGAGGAGAAGAGGGAGCAGAGCCGGCAGAACCGTCGGTAAGGTCAGGAGACCCGCAGGATGCCGTTCGACGGACGCCCCAGCCAGCAGGAGCTGGAGTTCATCATCAAGATGCGCGACGAGGCGTCGCGCGTCCTGCGGGATGTCGGCGGTACTACCGAACGCACCGGTCGTCAGGCGCGCGACACGGGCCAGCAGTTCCGGGAGATGGCCCGCAGCCTGGGCGAGGTCACCGCCGGGCTTGCCACTATGTACGCCCAGGCCCGGCTGATCCGGGGAGCCCTCGGCACCTTCGGCGAGCTCGAAAGCCAGATGATCGCGGTCGCCAAGACCACCGATCAGACGGCGGCCGAGACCGAGCAGTTCACCGCCCAGTTCCGAGAGATGGCGCGGGAGATCCCGCAGGCCCGTGCCACCCTGGCCGAGATCGCCGTGGTCGCCGGCCAGCTCGGCATCCGCGGCACCGACAACATCCTGTCGTTCACCAAGGTGATCGCCGAGCTGGGGTCGGCCTCGAACCTGGCCGGCGAGGAGGCCGCCACTGCGCTCACCCGGATGCTCAACGTGATGGGCGAGGGTATCGGCGAGGCCCGCCGGCTGTCGGACGTCATCGTCACGCTGGGCAACAACGCCGCGACCAACGAGCGCCAGATCGCCGAGATGGCGACCGAGATCGCGCTGGCCACGGCGACCTTCGAGATCGGCACCACCGCAGCGGCGGGCATCGGTGCCGCCATGGCCGAGATGGGCCTGCGCGCCGAGGTTTCCGGCACTGCTGTGGGTCGGACCTTCCGGGCGATCGATCAGGCGCTCAAGACCGGAGAGGGTCGCAGCGCGGTCGAGGCGCTGACCAACCTCATCGGCCCGGCGCTCGACCAGGCCTTCGAGAACGACCCGACCGAGGTGTTCGAGAAGTTCATCGAAGGCCTCGGCGCGGTGATCGATCAGGGCGGCAACTACTATGAGGTGCTGGAGGAGCTGGGCCTGCAGCAGGAAGAGGTCAACAAGACCATCGTCCCGCTGGCCAGCAACTATGAACGGTTCGCGCTGCGGCTGCGCCAGGCCAACACGGCGGCGGCCGAGGGCGGCGCTACGGCGGAGGAGGCGGCCCGGGCCTACGAATCGTTCAACGCCCAGGTCCAGCTGCTCCAGAACGCCTTCCAGGACTTCGTTACCTCGGTGGGCGAAGCCCTTGCGCCGCTGGCGACCGAGATCATCCAGACCGTCACCGACGCGCTGAACAATCTGAACGACGCCTTCCAGGACCTGCCCCAGCCGGTCCAGGAGTTCATCGCGGTGGGCGCCGGTATCGCGCCGATGGCTGCCGGGGCCGGATTGGCCATCAAGGGCGCAACCTTCGCCCTTGGGCCGTTCACCGCGGCGATCGGTACCGCGGCGGTTGCCCTGGGGCCGGCCGGTCTCGCCATCGCCGCGGTGACCGCCGGCGCCATCGCACTTGGTGTCCAGCTCGGCAAGACCACGCCGACGATTCGTGATTTCCGCGACGTCCAGGATGAGGTCAAGGAGGCGACCGACCTCGCCAACCAGGTGATCGAGGGCCAGGTCGACGCCAACTCGGATCTCGGCGAGTCGGTCAAGGAGACCCTGCCGCTGCTGCTGCAGGAGGCCCAGGGCCACCTGGCAGTGGCCGAGGCGATGATCGCCCGGCTGTCGGCGGCGCGTGACCTGCAGCGCGAGGGATTCGCCGAGGGCGCGGCGCCGGGCGAGAGCGGCTTCGGCACCCAGATTGACCAGTGGCGCCAGGATGCCCAGGACGCCCGCAGTGCAATCATTGCACTGGAGGACTCGATCGCCGGGCTGAACCGCGAGGCTGGCATCATCGGTGGCGGGGCCGGTGGTACCCTGGCCGGGGCGGTGGTCCGGCCGCCCAGCCCCTCGGGCAGCGGCGGAGAGGACGACCCCGAGACCGATCCGCCCCGTGTCCCGTCGCTTGGCGGCGGCAGTGGCAGCGCGCCCAGCTTCCTGAGCGACCTGGAGGCCTTCGAGCGCCAGGGACAGCTTGCCCTGTTGTCGGACTACCAGCGCCAGGTGGCTCAGGTCGAGCAGGAGTTCCGCGACCTGCGCGAGGCGATCAGCGGCGCCGCCAATGAGGAGGAGCTGCTGGCCCGGGCGGTTGCCGCCCGCGACGACGCCCTGCGCGCCCTGGCCCTGGAGCGCGACCGGGAGGTCGCCAAGATCGTCGAGCAGTCCGATGCCGTCGCCGGCGAGATCGAGGCGCTGAGCCAGGGCCAGGAAGCCTACGAGGCCTACAATCGGGCCCGGCAGATCGACTCCAATGTGGCGCAGTTCCGGGAGTCCTTGGAGGCCGCCGGGGCCGAGAAGCAGAAGGTCGACGAGCTCACTGCGGCCTACCGGCAGAACCTGGAGCAGAAGGACGCGGTCGAGGCGGCGCTGAAGGAGTTCGGCCCGGCGGCCGATCAGGCTGGCCAGGCGTTCTCGAACTTCGCCAGCTCGATGATCCTGCAGTCGGACTCGATGGCCGAGGCCCTGTCCCGGCTGTCGCTGCAGCTGGCCGAGATCGCCCTGCAGGCCGGTCTGCTGGAGCCGCTCCAGAAGGGCATCTCCGGCATCGTCAGCGGTCTGCTCGTCCCCAGCGCCCAGGGCAACGTCTTCGGCCGCGGCGTCACTGGGCACCTCAACGAGGTGATCAGCCAGCCGACCCTGTTCGCCTTCGCCAAGGGGGTCGGGCTGATGGGCGAAGCCGGCGATGAGGCGGTGATGCCGCTGGTCCGGCTGAGCAACGGCGATCTCGGAGTCCAGGCCCAGGGCGGCGGGGGATCGGTGGTGTTCGCGCCGCGGACTTCTGTCTCGGTCCAGGGCGGCAGCTCGGGCGATCAGCAGGCCGATCAGCGCCTCGCCGAGCAGATCGGCCGCGAGCTCGACGAGATCATGAACGCCAAGATGGCGGAGTTCATGCAGGAGCAGCAGCGGCCAGGGAACATGCTGAACCCCGGCTACGGGGATCAGCTCGGGACCATGAGGTACTGACATGGCCACGCTGTTCGCCCCGCCCCAGCCGCCCGACCGCGGCATTTCCTGGACCACCAAGCCCCGGGTGCTCGAGGCCAAGTTCGGTGACGGCTACTCGCAGCGCGCCGGCGACGGCCTCAACACCATGGAGCTCGAGACGACCGTGACCTGGTCGCATCTCGAGACCGAGGAGGCCGACGAGCTGATCGAGTTCTTCGAACAGCAGGAAGGCTATCTGCCGTTCGACTGGACGCCGCCGGGTCATGTCCAGCCCTACCGGCTGATCTGCACCCAGTGGACCAAGACGCCCGTCGCCTACAACGTCGTCACCGTCCGGGCGCGCATGAAGCGCGTCTTCGATATCTGAGGGCCCGGGCATGAACATCACGATGTACATCGGCAGCGCCGGGTCCCCGACCTCCTGGGATACCGCCTGGAAAAGCCAGTTCGAGAGCTGGGGGCACACCGTCACCTTTGCCAGCGAGGGCGATGCGGCGGACCCCTCGGCCGACCTGTTGGTCACGCTGGAGAGCGTAAACAGCTCCAACGTCGCCAATCTCGATGGGCAGGGTGTACCGATTCTGACCCTCGAAGGGGCGACCCACGACGAGTTCGGCCTGGGCGACGCCGGCGCGACCGACGGCACCGTTGCCGACATCACGATCCGGGCGCTGCGCGCGCCGATCACCGACGGCTACGCGGTCAACGACGTGGTCACCTGGTCGGACGGCGTCGCCGATATCGGCCACATGGGCAGCCCGGTCAACGACGTCGTCCAGATCGGCGACAATGCCTCGGGCCAGAGCGTCATCTCGCTGGTCGAGGAGGGCGACACCGACGAGCTGGGCAACGTCGCCACTGAGCGCCGCGTCTTCCTGGCCGGCGGCAACGATCCGTCCACCCTGACCGCCGCCGCCCTGGCGATCGTCGAGAAGGCGGTCAACTGGGCCGCCGCGTCGATTCGCGGCCCGTCGGTGAAGGCCAGCGGCAACGACCTGGACAGCGGCAGCGGGGCCTCACCGCTGATCCTGACCGGGGTCACGACCCAGGGCACCGAAGACAAGCTGATCGTCTCGATCACCGGCCTGTCGCCCTCTTCGGCGAATACGATCACCGCCGTCGAGTTCCAGGACAGCGACGGCTCGAACCCGGTCTCGATGTTCGAGGGTGGGGCCGGCAACCACGACATCAACGTCGACTGGGACGCGGCACACACCGCGATCTGGTACCTCGACGACCCGCCGGCCAAGACCAACGGTCGGATCGTCGTCACGTTCTCCGGCACCTGGCACAGCTCGCGCAATACCGTGATCGCCTACACGGTGAACGGCCTGGCCTCCGGGGCGCCTACGTTGATCGGAACCGAGGGCAGTGCCAGCGAATCGAAGTCCGTGACCTACACGCCGGCCTCCGCGCCCGGCCAGCTGCACGTCGCCATCAACAGCGAGTGGAACACCACCTGGGACGTCACGAATCTGCGCGTCTTCGCCGAGGAGTTCCCTGACCAGTATTACGGCGGCCATGCCGCCTACGACGACACCGACGGCACCTCGGAGATCACCAGCAGCTGGACGCGCATTTCGTGGCAGGACAACTCGTATGTCGCGGTGTGGTGGCCGGCCGACATCGGCGCGCCCGCGGTCAATACGGCGCTGCCGGCGATCACCGCCACCGGGGCCATTGCGGCGTCAGCGTCCGGTGACCGGGAAGGGTCTGTTGGCACGATCAGCGCCTCGGGCGCTCTAGAGGTTACCACCGACGCACCGGCGGTAGCGATCAACACAGCCCTGGTGGTCGGCTACTCAGGTGGGCTCACGACCGGCGATCAGGTGGTCAAGGACCGCCTCGAGACCATCCTGGGGCACACTGTCACGGTGAAGGACGACAGTGACGGCGGCTGGACCCCGACCAACTACGACCTGCTGGTGATCGTCCCCTCGACGAACTCGTCGAACACCGAGTGGCTGTTCACCGAGGGCGTGCCGATCGTCACCACCGAGGGCGCGACCTGGGACGAAAGCGAGCTGGTCACCGGCTTCGGCCTATCGGCCGACGAGCTGACCGAGGACGTGGTGGTGCGCGACCCAACGCATCCGATCATGCAGGGGTGGTCGCAGGACGAGATTGTCAAGTTCACCAACAACGGCTCGGCCCAGGGGTTCATGCAGACCTTGGCACCGGGGGTCGACGGGCTGGCCGAGATCAAGAACAGGTCCGGGTACTGGGGTGTCCTGGCGGCAGAGGCCGGCACGGTGAAGCCGGCGCGCATCGCCTTCGTTGCCGGTGCCGTCGCGTCCGATTGGACCTCGAACGCCACGATCATGTTCGACCGGGCGGTCAGCTGGGTGCTCAACAACCTGGGCAAGAACGTCACGATCTCCGGCACCGGCGCCCTGTCCGCCACCGCCAGGCACGACGGGTCGGCCGCGGTATCGATCGCCGCGACCGGTGCAATCATTGCACAAGTCGACAAGCAGCTCGACTTTGCCGACACGTTCTTCGCCGAAGGCACCCTCGCCGACACTGGCACGATCACGGAGTCGGTGACCACCACCAGCGAGCACGACGTGCTGCTGGTCTCGCTCAGCGTCGAGGATCATACGTTCGCTGGCCAGGAATGGACCGTCACCTTCGACGGGGTCGCCATGGAGGTTGCGGTCGAGGCGGCGACCGGCCCCAAGGACGGCTCGTCGTACAACTACGCCGCCGTGTTCTACGTCGAGAGCCCGGGCGCCAAGACCGCCGATGTGGTGCTGCAGTCGACCGGCCTGCCGCGCGAGGTCAGCTACCGGATCGAGGCGCTGACCGGGGTAGAGCTGGGCGGGCCGGTTGACACTGCCGCCAGTTTCGTCACCGATGCGGCGGCGCACGAGATCTCGATGAACAACCCGACCGGCCAGGCGATCGGCGTCTCGGTCGCCTCGGTCGGCGACGTGATCGACATCGATCCGACCGAGGGGTCGGAGGAGAAGGCGCATCTCGACAACGTGTCGTCGACCACGGCGATCTCGCACCGGGTGGTGCCCAGCGGCGATAGCACCTTCGGTTGGGCGATCCCGGCGCGCCATGTCGATGCGTCGATCGCGATCACCGGAATCGGCACGGTGTTGGCCGCGACCCAGGGCGACACCGGCACCGGCGACCCGGGCGGTACCGGCCGCGGCATCGCCAGCGCGCCCAGCTACGCCGAGCCGCTCTACACCGCCGACGGCAGCGACATCCCGGCCGGCGCCCTCGACGCCGGGGACTACGGCTCGATCGCGGCCTGGCTCGACGACCTGGAAGCCCAGGGCAAGCCCGGCAAGATCGGCTCGGGCACCTGGGACTTCTCGGGGCTGGGCAAGCGCGAGATCACCCAGTCGATCTACGGCTACGACACTGGCACCGGTCGGCCGGTGCTCGACGCCGGCGGCTCGGGCGCCCTGTACTTCCATGCCAACAACCTGCGGTTCCAGTACCTGCACTGGAAGAACTGGCCTGTCGCGCTCTGCAACATCGACGACACGGTGTACAGCGAGGACGGCGAGACCGACAACGAGTACCAGTTCTCGTCGAGCCGGACCAACTACAGCTACTTCGTCGGCCCGGCGCGCAACGTGTCGACGCCGGTCTCGCCCGGCGACAACACCGGTCTCCGGGTACTCGACTGCGTGTTCGAGGACTGCGACACCTGCGTCGGCGCCCTGAAGGGCCCGCACTCGATCCGCGACGTGCATTTCGGTCGCAACGAGGTTTACGACGGCAAGGGCTGCGTGGCGCTGCTCGGCTACTACCACGGCAGCCTGCGGTTCTACCAGAACCATGTCCATGACATGCCGCAGGGCACCTCGAAGGGCAACCACGTCGGCACGATCGTCTGGATGAACGCCAACCGGACGATGGGACGCGACGTCAACCCGGCGGTGTACATCGACAATAACGAGTTCTACCGGATCACCTCGACCCACAGCCACAACAAGATTAATGGCTCGGTGGTCGCTGACATCCGCCAGGTCACCGGGTGGTACTTCCGCAACAACATCGTGAAGGACTGCACCAACAGCGCGCATCACAGCGACTGCAATGCGCTCTACGCCAAGTGCTACGACATCACGATCGACAACTGCCTGTTCGAGAACTGCGGTGCGAACTCGACCGACGACGTGAACGGTTCCGAAGGCGGCATCATCACCTTCAAGGGGGGCGACAGTTTCGGCCCGGTGATGGTTACCGACTGCGACTTCATTGCCGGCGCCACGAGCGACTGCCCGATGATCCTGTCTTCGCACGGCCAGTTCACGATCAAGCGCTGCACCTTCAAGGACTTCCAGACCAGTCTGCCGCGCGATTGGACGCGGCGGAACACCATGGTCCACACCTACTCGGGCGGGGTGTACACGATCCAGGACTGCGAGGTGATCAACTGCGGCGGCGACGGCTTCTTCTTCGCCCATCGCGGCGGTGACTACGGGCATCTCCTGGAGAACATCATCGACGTAAATTGGGACGGTACCAACCGCCGCGACATCATCCTCGGCCCGTCCGGCTCCGTGTCGCTGGTCAACTGCAAGACCGCGGACGGCCAGGACCTGGTGCTGACGTAGGAGATCCGGCATGGCAAACCGCTTTCTCGTCGTCGGCGCGCTCTGGGCGCTCAAGGGCTCGGTCAACCGGCAGGTCGCCGCGTCGTCGGTGTCGGCCACCGGCACGATCTCGGTCGAGGCGTCGTTCCAGCGCCAGGCCAGCATAGCGATCAGCGCGACGCCGTCGATCTCGGTCGCCTCGACGGGCACCGGCGGGGCCGGCCGGGCCGCCTTCGTCAGTGCTACCGGGGCGATCAGCGTCGCCGCCAGCAAGGGGGGCTTGGCGGCAGCCATCATAAACCCTCCCGCGGCTGACGTCGGCGCTTCGGCATCGAAGTCGGCCGGCGTCAGCGTCCAGGTCGAAGGGGAGGGGGCGGTCCGGGTCGTCGAGGCGGCCTCGACCGGCGCCGGCCAGCACTCGGTCAGCGTCACCGCCAAGGGCGGGATCGACGTCTCGGTCGCGCGCACCGGTCTGCAGATTGCCGTCCAGACGGTCAGTGCAACCGGTTCGATCGCGGTGGTGGCGACCCAGGGTGTCGCCGGCGAGAGCAGTGTCAGCCTGTCCGCGATCAGCGGCATCGCGATCCAGGTCAGCCGCACCTCCTCGATCGCCGAGGAGAAGCAGAGGCTTACGCCCAGCCCTCCCATCTGGCTGTTCCAGCTCGACGCCACGGCGCTGGGCGGCGAGGTGTACTACTTCACCCCGACCACATTCTCGAAGAGCCCGGTGTACTACGACGGTCAGAAGTACGACCCGATCGACATCGAGGTCCGCGGCTTCGAGTGGTCGGGCAAGGGGGCCCTACCCAGGCCGACCGTGCGCCTGTCCAACGTCAAGAAGGTGCTGTCGGCGGCTCTGGTATCCTACGACGACCTGATTGGCGCCACGGTGACCCGCATCCGGACGTTCCGGCGGTTCCTCGACGACCAGCCCTCGGCCGACCCGAACGCCCACTTCACGCCGGACGTGTTCGAGGTCGAGCGCAAGGTGACGGCCAACAAGGTGTTCGTCGAGCTCGAGCTGGCAGCTTTGGCCGACCAGGCCAACCGCACGCTGGGCCGGCCGATCCTGCGCGAAGTCTGCCTGCACCGCTACCGGCGCTGGGACGCCGACAGCGGAGCGTTCGACTACAGCAAGGCAACCTGCCCCTATGTCGGCGCCGCCTATTTCGACGAGAACGGCAATGCCGTGGCCGACCTAAGCCAGGACCGCTGCGGCAAGCGGCTCGATCACTGTCAGGCCAGGTTCGGAACGCAGCCGCTGCCGACGCGGGCGTTTCCGGGCGTCGGGAGGGTGCGATCGTGATGTTCGACACACCGGTGATCGACGCCATCAAGGCGCATGCTCGGCAGGCCTATCCGGCGGAGAGCTGCGGCGTGGTGGTCGACGGGGTCTATCATCCCCAGCAGAACCTGGCGGAGGACCCGACCCGGGCCTTCGAGATGGATTTGCAATTGATTGCACGGCTCGGCGACCGGCTGCAGGCGGTGGTGCACAGTCACCCCGATGGCCCGGCCAGCCCGTCGGCCGCCGACATGGCCCAGCAGATCGCCATGGCCAGGCCCTGGGGTCTGGTCTACGTCACCGCCAGCGACGTGTCGGAGCCGGTGTTCTGGGGTGATCAGGTGCCCGCAGTCCCGCTGTTGGGCCGATCGTTCCTGCACGGGGTCTGGGACTGCTACAGCCTGGTGCGCGACTGGTACCGCCAGGAGCGCCAGGTCGTGCTGCGCGACTTTCCCCGAGACGACGAATGGTGGCATCAAGGCGGCAACCTGTACCTGGAGAACTTCCGCAAGGCCGGATTCGAGCCGGTCGACATGGCCGGGCTCGAGACGGGCGACGTGGTGATCTTCCAGGTGGCGTCGAAGGTGCCGAACCACGCCGGCGTCTATCTCGGGGATGGCACGATCATCCACCACCTGTACAATCGCCTGTCGGTGCGCGAGCCGATCTATCGCTGGATGCGCTACGCAAGGATTGCAGTGAGGTACGCGCCATGATGCGGGACGTCCATCTGCACGGCCATCTGCACGAGCGGTTCGGAGGCCCCTACCGCTTCGACCTGGACACGCCGATCGAGGCGGTCCGGGCGTTCCGCTCGCAGCTGCCAGGCTTCATCGACGCCCTGCGCGAGGGTTCGTACCGGGTGGTGATCGGTGACCCGGACGACGGCTTCGACGTCGGGATCGACGAGCTGTCCTTCCGCATGGGTCGCCAGCCGGCTTTGCACATTATCCCGGTGCCCGAGGGGCACAAGCGGGGTGGTCTGGGCAAGGTGATCCTGGGCGTGGCGATGATCGGGGCCGCCTTCGTGTTTGCACCCGCGGCGGCTGGCGCCTCGGCGGTGGGCTCGGTTGGGGCGGCGACCAATGCTGCGGCCTCGGGTCTGGGGGCGACCGCGTTCCAGATCGGCGGCCTCTCGATCAGCTATGGCCAAATCGCGCTGATGGGCGCCTCCATGGCGCTGCAGGGCTTCTCGCAGCTTCTGGCCCCGACCCCGACCGTTCGCAGCCTGGAGCGGCCCGAGGAGCGCCAGAGCTTCCTGTTCTCGTCTCCGGACAATGTCGGCAGCGAGGGCGGCATCGTGCCGATCGCCTACGGCAAGCGGGTGTTCGTCGGCTCGGTGACCATCTCCGCCGGCATCACGACCGAGGAGTATTCGGCGTGACCCACCAGACCCGGATCATCGGTCGCAAGGGCGGCAAGGGCGGCGGGGCCAGTCAGCCCTACGAGGCACCGAACAGCCTGCGCTCGCGCTCGACCGCCCGCTCGATCGACCTGATCAGCGAGGGACCGATCCGCGGCCTGAAGCACGGCCACCGGTCGATCTTCCTAAACGGCACCCAGCTGCAGAACGACAACGGCACGTACAATTTCGACGGGGTCAGCGTGAGCACCCGGGTCGGCACACCGGATCAGGATTACATGCCGGGGTTCTCGCGGGTCGAGATCGACAAGCCGGTCGGTGTCCAGGTCACCCAGGCCGCGCCGTTCGTATTCTCGATCACCGACGACGACGCAGACGCGGTGCGGGTCACCGTGCGCATCCCGTCGCTGATGCGGGCGGTTGATGACACCGGCGACATCGTCGAGACCGAGGTTCGGATCAAGATCGATGTGCGCGAGAGCGGCAGCGTCTACCTGACCAAGGTCGACGACACCATCGCCGGCAAGACGGTGTCACCCTATGAGCGCAGCTACCGCATCAGCCTGCCGCAGACCTTCGGCGCGCCCTGGGACATCCGGGTGATCCGGGTGACCCCCGATTCCGACAGCGCCAAGCTGAACAACGAGACCTACGTCTCGCGTTACACGGAGCTCTACGAGCACAAGTTGATCTACCCCGACTGCGCCCTGGTCGGGCTCGAGGTCGACGCCGAGAAGTTCGGCGGCACCATCCCGAAGCGCACCTATGAGCTGGAGGCGCTTGAGATCCAGGTGCCGTCGAACTACGACCCGGAGACCCGCAGCTACAGCGGCATCTGGGATGGCACCTTCAAGCTGGCGGTGACCGACAATGCCGCCTGGGTGGCCTACGACCTGGTGCTCAACGACCGCTACGGCATGGCCCAGTACGCCCCGGGGCTGACGGTCGACAAGTGGACGATGTACGAGATTGCCCAGTATTGCGACGAGCTGGTGCCGGACGGGCAGGGCGGTCAGCGCCCGCGTCACACATTCAACGGGGTGATCCGCTCGGAGGAAGAGGCCTACCACATCGTCCAGTCGGTCGCTTCGACCTTCAACGCCATGCTGCACTACGGCTCGAACCAGGTGGTGTTCAGCCAGGACAAGCCCGGCGAGCCGGTCAAGCTGGTCACCCCGGCCAACGTGATCGACGGCAAGTTCGACTACCAGGGTGTCGGACTGCGGGCGCGGCACTCGGTGGTGCTGGTCCAGTGGCAGGACCCGGAGCAGCTGGGCGAGCCGGCGATCGAGGTGGTCGAGGACGTCGAGCTGATCGAGAAGCGCGGCTACAAGCCCCTGAAGGTGGTTGCACTTGGTTGCAACAACCGGGCGGAGGCCCATTACAAAGGCCGGTGGATTCTCGACAACGAGAAGTATGCCCCGGACGCCGTGACCTACCGGGCGAGCTGGGACCACGTCGACGTGGTGCCCGGCGACATCATCGCCATCGCCGACCCGTCCTATGCCGGGGTGCGCTATGGCGGCCGGATCATCGCCGCCGATGACGAGAGCGTCACCATCGACCAGGAGGTCGAGCTCGACGTCTCCGAGGCCTACGAGCTGTCGGTGGTGCTGCCCGATGACACGGTGGAGAGCCGCGAGATATACAACGGCGCCGGCGTGATCAACGTGCTGCGGTTCAACGACCCGTTCTCGACCACGCCGCACCCGGGCGCGATGTGGGTGCTGTCGGGCTCCAATGTCGAGCCGCGCCAGTTCCGGGTGATCTCGGTGCGCGAGACCGAGCGGGGCCAGGTCGAGATCAATGGCGCCTTTCACGACCCGAACAAGTACGAGCGGATCTACTTCGACCGGCGCCTGCCGCCGGCGAGCTATTCGACGTTCCCGACCGGGCCCCTGCTCAAGCCGATCGACCTGGAAGTGCGCGAGTACATCTACGCCTCAGGCACCACGCTGAAGACCGCGGCCTTCCTGAGCTGGAGCAAGCCGAACGACCCCCGCGTGACCTTCTTCGAGATCGAGGTCAAGCGCCCGGGCGGCAGCTGGACCAGCTGGGGGCCACCGACTCAGACCCTGACTGTCGATCTCGGTGACACCGTGCTCGGCGTCTGGGAGTTCCGGGTGCGCTCGCTGGCCACCTTCGCTGGTCAGTCGGACTGGACCACGCATGTCCACAACATGGTCGGCGAGGCGGCGCCGCCCAGCGACGTCGACGACTTCGACATCCAGATCGTCGGCGACCAGGCGTTCCTGACCTGGGACCCGGTGCCCGACCTCGACGTCGAGTTCTACCGCATCCGACACACGCCTCAGCTGATCAACGCCAGCTGGGAGAACGCGGTGGTGTTGATTAACAAGGTGCCGCGCGATCTGTCCCAGATCAACGTGCCGGCACGCACCGGCACCTATCTGATCAAGGCGGTCGACCGCTCGGGCACTGCCAGTGTCAACGCCACGGCGATCGTGGTACGCAATGCCGGCGTGTTCTCGCTGAACGTGGTCGAGAACGTCGACGAGCATATCAGCTGGGGCGGCACGCACGACGGGACCCGGCTGCTCAACAATGCGATCGAGCTCGATCCGGACGCCGATGGCGACTATCCGTCCGGCGGCACCTACGCCTTCGCCGCCTCGGCCGATCTTGGGCAGGTCTACAAGTGCCGGCTCGGTCTCTCGATGCTGGCGGCCGGCAAGGACGTCACCAACACCATGGACAGCTGGTCGACCCTGGTCGACCTCGAGAAGCTGGCCGGCGGTGATAGCTCGCAATGGGACGTGGATGTCCAGGTCCGCACCACTCAGGACGATCCGGCCGGCACGCCGACCTGGACGGACTGGAACGTGGTGACCGTGTCGGACTACGAGGCCCGCGCCTTCGAGTTCCGGGTGGTGCTGACCAGCCTGGCGGTAACAGTGACCCCGTCGATCTCCGAGCTGTCGGTGCAGGTCGACATGCCCGACCGGGTGCTCGGTCAGGACGACGTCACCTCGCAGATCGGCGGCACCACGATCACCTTCAGCCCGGCCTTCAAGAACAAGCCTGCGATCGCCGTCACCGGGCAGGATATGGCGACCGGGGACTACTTCACGCTGACCGGCGCCGGCCGAACCGGCTTCACCGTGGAGTTTTTCGACAGTGGCGGGTCGAGCATCTCCCGCACGTTCGACTGGATTGCCAAGGGTTACGGAGAGGAGAAGGTCTGATGGCCCAGTATGATTGGGGGACGATGGACCCGACGCAGACCACCGGCGTCGACCTGGCCAACCACCTCAACTCGTTTCGCAATGCACGCGACACCACGAACTCGGGGTCGAGCCGGCCGGCCTATGTCAAGGCCGGCACGATGTGGCTGGACACTTCGGGTGGCACGGTCTGGCTGCTCAAGCTGTTCGACGGCACCGAGGACATCACGCTGTTCCAGATCGACACCACGACCAATGTCTGCGTGCCGTTCTCCAACGGGGCCCAGCTCGGCACCGCCGCGGCTCGCGACGTCGGCACCGATGCCCGCAATGTGCTGGCCTACGACGCCAACGGCCGGCTCGGGGTCGGCGGCTCCGCCGGTGCTGGCATCGCCTACTTCCACGGCAATGTCGGGGTCAACGGTCAGATCACCGCCGACAACATCGGCTCGATGGCCGACCGCAACGTCACGATCTCCTCCAACGCGCCGAGCGGCGGCGAGGACGGCGACGTCTGGCTGCAGTACCTCTGAGGGGGCGTCATGGTCGCGAAGACGTATGTCAGGATCGCTGGTACCTGGCGCGAGATCGACGACACCTGGGTCAAGGTGGCGGAGTCCTGGCGACGGGTCCGGCAGACCTATGTCCGCACCGGCGGGCAGTGGCGCACGGCGTTCTCGCGCGACTATGCGGTGACCATCTCGGGCGAGCATCAGAACCTGAACCTGAAGAGCTACCTGCAGACTTACACCGACTGGGACGGGGTGACCCCCACCGATTTCGATGTAACCCTGGACAGCTCGGCCCGGCTGCGTGCCAGCAGCCCGGGCTACTATGGCCTGTACATCGACGACTTCCCGGCCAATACGGTCGTTCGCCTGTACAACTATGGCTACATTCTGGGCTATGGCGGTTCCGGTGGCAACGGCGCCGGGCCGTTCGACAGCGCCGCGGGCAACGGCAATGTCGGCGGTAACGCGCTGTACCTGAACTATCCGGTGCAGATCTGGAATTACGGTGCCATCTGGTCCGGCGGTGGTGGTGGAGGTGGTGGCGCCGGCTGCGGTTACTTCTACGGCTGGCAGGGTGGTTGTTTTCCCCAGGACGGCACTGACACCTGCCGGCGCGGTCCGGAGACCTGGGGCGCGAATGGACCATCCGGTGGGATCGGCGCGGGTGCCCAGAGCGGAGCCGGTGGAGGGGGTGGCGCCCAGGGCCACGTATCGAGCTGCAACTGTTCTGAGGGCAGCGGCTCGGTGACGGTGTACACCGGCGCCGGCGGCAATGGTGGTTATTATGGTCATACCGGCCATGGCGGCTCGCAAGGGGATTGCTTCTACAACTGGGGCAGCCAACTCAGGACCAGCCCGGGCGCCGGTGGGGCCGGCGGCTTCTACGTGATCAACAATGCCTTCGCGACCTGGCATGTCACCGGCAGCACGTCGGGCCGGGTCGCCTGATCCAGGAAGGAGAGCCAGGATGGCGAAATGGGGTGTGGTGCGCGGCGGCGCGTTCACCGGCGAGTTCCTGTGGTTCCCGGACGGCGTGAACGATCCGCCGAAGCCCGATCCGGCGGCCGAGCTGCGTCCGGTCCAGATCGAGGGCTGGGTGTCCGGCTATGACGGGCTGATCTTAGGCCTGGAGGGTCCCAGTTTCGTGGTCACCGCGGAGAAGATCCGCGAGATCTATGACCTGCAATTCCTTCCGACCGCCCGGGCGGGCATGCGCCGGCGGGTCAACGAGCAGGCCGAGGCGGCCCGGCACCGCTTCATCACGCCGGGCGACGGTAAGGCGATGGTCTACCTGGAGAAGCGCAACCAGGCGATCGACCTGCTCGCCAATCATAGCCCGGAGAACCCGCCGCCGGCCGGCAAGTATCTGCTGCTGGAGTCGGGCATCGGCGTGTTCGGTGCCGATGTGTTCGAGAACGCCCAGACGGTGCTGGCCCGCTCGAACCTGTGGACCGTGGTCGCCGCTCAGATCGATGCGATCGAGGCCAATCTGGTCGCCCAGATCGAGGCCGCGCCGACCGACGGCCACGCGTTTTCCTTCCTTCAGGATGCCGAGGAGATGTTCGGTGGCGTCGGAACGTGAGGATCGGGACTGCCGCCCCTGCCGCGAGATGCGCGAGGCGGTGGTCGAGTTCGTATCGGACCCGGTGGCGGCGACCGAGAAATTTAAGGTCGCGGCATCGGACAAGCTCGCAATGATCCGCAACAAGATGCAGAAGTGAGCCACTTCCGGGACTTAGGGTAGGCGGCTGACGACGTTGTCCCTATCCTCTTGGCTGGACGGACTGGAGGTCACCGATGACGTTCGACGCCGGGAAGGTGAACCCTTCGACCCAGTACACAGTGCTCGAGAGGCTGGTTCTGGCCGTCGCCATTCCCCTGCTTGCGGTCTATGCCGGCTGGAGCATGAAGACCTACGACGAGCTGCGGGCCGCCGACTCCGAGCTGTCCCGGCAGGATGCGACGCATTCGGCGCTGATCGACTCGCTGGTTTCCCAGACCGATCGTATGCGCTCTGAGTATGAAGACATGGCCAGCACCCAGTCCTCGATCGTCGAACGGCTGATCCGACTCGAGGAGAAGGGCACCAGCACGCTGACTGTGATCCAGCGGATCGAGGCGAAGGTCGACAGCCTGGACAACGCCCTTCGGGAGCAGCAGGGCACGGACACGTTCCGGTGAACAACGCGTGCAATTGATTGCACTAGACTCGGCATCGGCAAGGAGGCCGTCGCAAGGAGGCGAGGATGCTGGAGACCCTGACCGGCTTCTATTCGACCGGAGCGCCGTTGACGCCGGACGCGGTCGAGGCCGCCGCCAAGGGCATCGGGGTCGAGGTCGCCGTGCTGCAGGCGGTGATTGAGATCGAATCCGCCGGCGCCGGCTTCATCGATGACCCGGACCACGAGGTCCTGCGTCGGTCCACCGGTGACGCCCTGACCGACCTCGCGCTGCCGACCCGTCTGCCCCGCATCCTCTACGAGCCGCACGTCTTCGGTCGGCTGGTGCCCGACCCGCCATTCGGCGCCGCCTCGGCCGGCGTCTGGGCCGAGCACTGGGGCGAGGTCGACTATGTCGGCGGGCTGGGCGAGTGGGAGCGCCTGGCCAAGGCAATGACCTTCGACGCCGAGGCTGCGCTGAAGTCCGCGAGCTGGGGCCTGTTCCAGATCATGGGGTTCAACCATGAAGCCTGCGGCTTCGGCACAGTGCAAGATTTCGCCGCGGCGATGGCGCGCGACGAGGCTCACCAGCTGCAGGCCGTGCTCGGCTTCCTGAAGACCACCAAGCTGGTCGAGCCGCTGCGCGCCAAGGACTGGGCTGCCTTCGCTCGCGGCTACAACGGGCCCGGCTACTGGCGCAACCGGTACGCCCAGAAGCTCGCCCAGGCCTATGACCGCGCCCGCGGCGCCGCGCCGGCGACCCTGATCAAGCTGGGCAGCGCCGGGGCTCGAGTGGTGTCGGTGCAGAAACGCCTCGGCCTGGTTCCCGACGGTATCTTCGGACCGAAGACCCACGACGCCGTGGTCGCCTTCCAGCAAGCGGCCGGGCTCACCGCCGACGGGATCGTCGGCCGCAAGACCTGGGGAGCGCTGTTTCCCAGCTGACCAAGGAGGGTTCCCATGGACGGGAAGAACGCGTTTAAGTCGAAGACGGTGTGGGGCATCATCTCGATGGCCGCGGTGTATTTCGGCGGCAAGTACGGCCTGCCCGAGACGGCCGTCACCGAGATCCTCAACATCGCGCTGGACGTCGGCTTCGCCGCCGGCACCGGCATCGCCCTGATCGGCCGCAAGTTGGCCAAGGAAGGCATCCGGCTGCCGTTCGTCGGCGGGTCGACCACCGTCAAGGTGCTCGCCGTCCTGATCCTGCCGCTACTGCTGGTCGGCTGCGCCAGTTCGCCGGTTGGCGACGCCTTCGGGGCCAAAGAGGGCGAGACGCCCCAGCAGAAGGCGTTTCGGCTCACTGGCGAGTACGTGTACGGCGCGATTGGCACTGCGGCTGTCGCTGACCTGGTCTCCGGCTCCGCGCGCCAAGCTATCTGTGACGCCGAGACGGTCGCCTTCCTGGCGATGGGAGACGTCCAGCGGGCCTTCAGCACCGGCGATGAGGATCTGCTGAGCACGGCGCTGCTCACGCTGTCCCGGTCGGCCTCGGCTCTGGCTGCCCAGGCCTCGCTGCAGGCGACCGCTGTGGAGTCGGCGCCGGCTGGCGGGGTCGATCCCGAGGTGCTGGCCGGCATCGCCAAGGGTTCGGCGACGATCGCGGCGATGCGGCTCTACCGCCTGTCATTCCGCCAGCAGGTCGCCGCCATGCAGGAAGCTGGCGAGCAGCCCACCGCGGCCGAGATGGAGGCCCTGGAGGCCCAGGCGGCCGACCTGCATGCCCGGGTCCGGGCCGTCTGCGAGGCCGCCTGATGATCGGCGGCGAGGCCAACTACCGGCTCTTCGCTGAGAGCCTGCAGCGCCCGGTCGTCCTGGTGCACGGGTTCCGGTTCGATCCGGACGCCCGGCATCGCCGGGACCGGCCCGACGGTCTCTATGACGAGTGGCGTAGTCACCTCGGTCGGCCGGTGATCCGCTTCGGGTACTACGCGGCGCCGGCCGGGCTGGGCACGCTTTGGAAGGCCTGGCGGGCGAGGCACTGGAACACCTACAGCTGGGCCTGGGAGCTGGCCGCTACCCAGGCGGCACCGCGCCTGGCCCGACTGTTCGGGCACGTCGAGGGACCTGTCGACGTGATGTGTCACAGCCTGGGCTCGCGGGTGGTTCTGGAGGCGTTGCAATTGATTGCAAGCACGGCACGCCACCGTATCCACCGAGTGCTGCTCCTGAACGGCGCCGAGCACCGACCGGCCGCCCTGGCCGCAGCGCGTCGGATGGACGCGACAGAGTTTCTCAATGTCTGCGTCGAGACCGATGCCGTGCTGTCGGTGCTGGGCGGCTGGTTCTCGCCGGAGATCGGCTACTACCCCTGCATTGGACATGTCGGGCTCGGGCCGCTCGCGCCGGCGAATTGGCACGACGTCCAGCTCGACGACCCCGACGTGATCGCCTGGGGCGACGAGCGCGGCATGGACCTCGCCGGCGATCGCCCCGGATGCATTCTGGATCACTGGTGGACCCAGCGGCATGTCGGGAACTGGAAGCTGTACAGAGGCTTCCTCGACGAAGGCCAGGCTTTTCTAAAGGGATTGCCCGGTCGGGCGTAGTGCAGGAATGCGACCACCCAAGACCTGGCCGATGGGGTTCCGGACCGGGTCGTGGTATGGGGATTGTCGGCAATCCGTTGCTGACGGCGACCTAGGATAGGGAATCAGGACCATGCCGTTCACGAACGCTGCGCTGAACTACATGCTTGACCAGCTGGGCGCCAACAAGGCGACCCACGCTTCGCTGCACACCGCCGATCCCGGGTCGACCGGCACCAACGAGGTCTCCGGCGGCTCGCCGGCCTATGCCCGTCAGGCTATGACCTGGAACGCCGCGGCCTCGGGCAACCTCGACAGCTCGAACCAGCCCGCTTTCGACGTGCCGGGCGGTGTCACGGTGACCCATGCCGGGTTCTTCGACGCCCTGACCGCAGGCAATTTCCAGGGTTCGGCGGCGCTGGCCAGTTCGGAGACCTTCGGCGCCCAGGGCACCCTGACGCTGACCGACGCCGACCTGTCGCTCAGCTGACCCGATCTGACCGCAGGAGGGAGCGATGTCCCTGCACGGCGCCAAGTTGATCGAGGACGGCGACGCCACCGGGCCTTGGGTCGAATGGGCCGGTGGCAGCGGTACTTTCGCGGTGGTCGCCGGCACCTGGAACGGCGCGACCGTCAAGCTGCAGCTGCTCGGCCCTGACGGCAGCACGGCGCTCGACGTGACGGACGCCTCGTTCACCGCCGACGGCTACGTCAACTTCGAGTTGGGCGTTGGCAAGATCCGGGCCTTCGTCAGCGGTTCGCCCGCCAATGTCTTTGCCCTGGTCAGTTACAGCGCGATGTTTGCCTATCCCTGACCTCCGGTCGCCAAGAAAGCCCCGCCAGCACCGGTTGGCGGGGTCTTTTCTGTTCTGGTCGAATACTTTAGGAGAGCGTCAATTATTCATTGACTTCGCTGCATACAGGGCTAGACTGGTGTTGGTTCTTTCCAACCAAAGACGCCAATGCTCAAGGAGGAGATGATGGCGGAAACCATGACCCAGGCCTCGCAAATGATGATCGGTTCCGAGGGGGGGTTCGACTACCTGAAGATCGCCGAGAAGGATGGTGTCGCCCTCGGCATCAAGCCGTACTTCGAGCGTCACTATTCGGGTCCCTATATCGCCGGGTTCCGGCTGCGCGCGGCGCCGGCCGATCTCGCCCTCCAGAACCCGGACAGCTACGACCAGGACAAGGAGACCGAGGTCACGGCCGAGCAGGTAACGTCGGCCTTCCCGTTCCAGTGGCATAAGCAGCCGTCTGGTCCCGGTCGCGCCCTGCGCGCATCGCTGAACGTGATCGCAGTGGTGCCGAACTACGGTGACTGGGGTATGATCAAGAAGGTGATCGAGGAGAACCCAGTCGCCGAGAAGATGGTCGGCAGCCTGTTCGAGTCGGCGTCGGTCGAGCTCGGCACCGACGAGGCCGCTGCCTTCATCAGGAACAAGTGGCTCGACGTCATCAACAAGCATATCCCGACGACGGAGAACCTGCAGGAGTGGGCCACCCACGTCAAGGCCTGGGCCAGCGACGCCGGCGATAACGTGATCGAGGTCGACTTCAGCAAGCCCAGCTGATCGCTGCCACCGTATGAGCCCCGCATGGTCCTGCCGTGCGGGGCTTTTTCATCCAGAGGACGGGGGAGGGGTGAATGGCATCCAAGCTGGCAGAAGCGATCCGCGAGGCCGGGGACATGGCCGCGGGCATCTTGCTGTACCGCATCCGGTTCTGGTCGCAGTTCCGGATGCTGGAGTGCGACGGGCGGTTCTGGGTGGCCCGGTCGCGCGAGGACTGGTGCGAGGATAGCGGACTGTCGCTGAAGCAGTTTCGTCGAGCCGCGACGGAGCTCGCCGAGAAGGGTCTGATCGACCGTCGACAGGCCTATATCGGCGGCACCAAGAAGGTCTGGTTCACGGAACAGACCGAGACCCCAAAGGGCCCGTCCGGGCCCGTTGCTCAGAATAGCAAAAGGCCCGAGAGGGCACTTTGCTCAGGGACCAAAAGGCCCCATAGGGCCCGATCTCTTTTTAGAGAGAAAAGTAGGAGAGGAGAAAAGGGCGACGCTGCCGCGTCGCTTGACCTCGGCCCGGAGACCGAAGAAGATTCCGGGAGAAGTTCCAAGGATGGAAACGAGGAGGGTTACGCCGTGAAGGCAGAAGATGTCCTGGCGAACCGGACCTGGGAGCTGAAGCCGAAAGGCAAGGCCGTTGATCCCGATGCTCCCAAGCAGCTCGTGACGCAGTGGCTGAAGGCGGTGTCCGGGGACGGGACGTTCGCCAAGCTGACCGGCAAGCAGCAGGGCCAGATCGGCCAGTTCGCCAAGGCGGTGGCCTCGGCCGAGCGGCCGTCCGAGGTGCTGGGGCGGGTGCTCGCCGACTGGTCGGGCTTCGTCGCCCAGGTCCGGGCCGATAAGGGCCTGCAGTTCGTGCCCGAGAAGCCGGATGTCGGCTTCGCGCTCAAGCACGCCGAGACGGCCGTCAACTGGTTCCGGCAGGGTCAGGGCCCGGCCCAGGCCACGAAGGCGCCCCACGACCTCCTGAAGGCGATGGGGGTGAAGGAATGAACCGGACGCCCGAGGAAGCCTTTCAGGCTGGCGTGCTGCACCGGCCGGTGCACGAGCGGCTGGTCGAGGCAATCAGCGACGTCACCCGGGATGCGGCGGTGCATCCCAGTTTCGTCTACACCCCGATCGACGAGTTCGTGTCGAAGGGCGAGGCGCTGTGGGTGCGGCGGTTCCGCCAGCACGCCCATGATGGCTACGCCGGGCTGTGTTATGTCGGCCCGTTCAACCCGCCGGTCGAGGACCGGATGGCGGCGATCGCCGGCGCCCTGCTGCGTAACTTCATCCGCGCCAAGGTGATGACCTTGCAATCAATTGCACAAGCGGCGCGGGAGAACGACCTGCCGCAGGCGTCGTGCCTGTTGGTGCCCAACTTCTTCACCCGCAAGAGCGAAGGAGGCGGTCTCGATCACTGGAAGATCGGGCTGTTGCAGGAGGTGCTGCTGACCCGCTGGGCGGAACGGCAGCAGACGGTGCTGTACTGCTCGAGCCTGGACAGCCTGGGCTCGGAATATGGTGCCTTCTTCCGGCAGCACATCGAAGCCCACTACTTCGTGATCGACGGAGCCGCGCTGTGAACACGATCGGGTATCGCTACCTGTACGCCGTGATGCAGAGCCAGGATGCGTCGACCCTGACCCTGTCGGGCAACCTGGAGCATCTGTTCAACGATGCTGAGAAGGAGGCCTACGAGTTCGTCAGACAGTTCTGCCGCAAGTACGGCAAGCCGCCAGCCCCGGAGACCTTCGAGGAGAAGTTTGGCCAGGCCGTGCTGTCGGCCGCCGAGACGCCGGCCTTCTACCTCGACGAGCTGTTCAACCGCTTCAGCCACGGCACGATCAAGAAGTCGATCCAGGCCGCAGCGGAGATCCTCAAATCGGGCGAGGACGGGGCAGCCGACAAGGCTGCCGACCAGGTCCTGACCGACCTGCTCGACATGGCCACTAAGCGCCAGTCCAATCTGCTGACCGACTTCCGCGACGCCTACGACATCGTCTGGCCGCTGCTGCTGCAGAAGGTCAAGCTGGGCGACGACTTCGGCGTCCAGTTCGGCTGGCCCACCCTCGACCAGATGGTGGTCGGGCTGCGCCGCGGCGACCTGGTGTCGTTCGTCGGTCGGCCCGCCCTGGGCAAGTCGTGGATGCTGCTGTGGATCGCCCTCAACGTCTGGGGCAAGCAGCTGAAGCCGGTGCTGTTCGTCTCGATGGAAATGTCCGCCGAGCTGATCCATGAACGGGTCGCGGCGCTGTACACGCACAAGCCCTACCGGATGTTCAAGACCGGGCAGATGACGACATACCCGGTCGACCACAAGGGCCAGATCAAGACGCTGCTGAAGGACGTGAAGGACCACCCGGTGCCGTTCCACGTCATCGACGCCAACCTGTCGGGCACGGTGCGGGACATCGTCGGATACGCCATGCAGCTGAAGCCGGCGTTGGTGGTGGTCGACGGCGCCTACCTGCTGGAGCACCCCTACGAGCGGGACCGATACAAGCGGGTGGCGGAGAACACTGACCTGCTGAAGAAGGAGCTCGCCAAGGTGGCGCCGACCGTCGCCAGCTGGCAGTTCAAGCGCAAGGACAAGAAGAAGAAGGATGAGGACCCTGATCTCGACGACATCGGCTACTCCGACGCCATCGGCCAGCACTCCAGCGTGGTGCTCGGCCTGTTCCAGGAGGACAGCGTCGAGACGATCGTCCGCCGGCGCATCAACATCCTGAAGGGCCGGTCGGGCGAGACCGGGCAGTTCTTCGCCTCCTGGAATTTCCAGGCGATGGACTTCAGCGAGGTGGCGGAGGTCTCGCTGGAGGAGCTGCAATACTAGCTTTGTCCAGCATCGCCAATGCGTTAGACTGTTCGCAGACCCTCGGGTCACCACAGCTCTCAAGGAGGAGATGAAGAGATGGCTGTGACCATCAAGGTTCAGGACAAGTCCGAGATCGACGCTCTCAAGGAGCTTTCCGGCAATGGTGCCGAAGCTGGGGCCGGGTCGAACCTCGCCCCGCTGATTGACGAGCTCGGCCAGATCGACGAGGAGGTGGTCAACCTCCAGGCCTCGATCGACGAAACCGTCAAGAAGATTGCTCAGTACAACGCTCGGGCCAAGGAGTTGCGCGAGCAGCTGGCCGACGCGGCCTACGACTCGCCCGACGAGAGCGGCATCAAGCAGGGTCAGGCATACATCGCCGACATCGGCACGGCGAGTCGGTCGCGCGAGGTCACCGACAAGAAGCGGCTGCTGGAGATCCTTGGGGTCGAGCAGTTCCTGGCGCTGGCCAGCTTCAAGCTCGGCGACCTCGATCGGTACCTCACCGAGCCGCAGCGCGACGAGGTGATCGAGACCAAGCGCGACCGCACCAAGCGGACGATCAAGACCCGCCGCAAGGCCTGAAATCCCAAGGATGGGAGAGCCTGATGAAGTACCGTCTCGAGATCGAGACCGAGGCCACGCTCGGTGACCTCGTCACCACCCTGCAGCTGTACAGCCCGGACCCCGTGACGTTCACCCGGCTGGAGCAGATCAGTGAGGGGCCGGCGCCGAAGCCGGCCTTCCGTCCCCGAACCAACGGCAAGGCCTCGCAGGGCCATAGCCGCAACTGGCAGCACTTCGTCGTCTACACCAAGGGTGCCGACGGCCGGGCCCAGGTCGACATCGATGCGTCGCTGGAGAAGCTCGGACTGACCGAGGACCAGCTGATGGCCGCACCCTGGAAGCGGGGCACGGCCGAGCAGCGGGTCAAGGCGGCGCCGGGAGGAGGAAGGTCATGACCGAGACTGACCGGCCCTGGACACCCTTCACGATCGAGGAGAAGACCGGACGTGTGACCAGTCGGCTGCCGCCGGACGAGTCCATCGTCGAGGTGTTGCTGACCGACGGCACGGTCGAGCGGGCCTTCTACACGCATAGCCTCTACGAGCCGGGGGACTTCGAGTTCGCGCCGGTCGACGAGAACGACGAGCCGTGCGATCTTGAGAGTTTCGTATCCCGGCTCGTGGCCTGGCGGCCTACGTCGTAGGTCATGGACGAGCAGCGCATCGGGGCGTTCCTGAAGGCGATCGGGAGCGCCCCCGTGCCGTCCCAGCGGAGCGGGTGGGTGGTTGCGCGCTGTCCCCTCGCGCCCTGGACCCACGGCAAGGGCCAAGACAAGAACCCGTCGTTCGGGGTCAGGATCGAGCCGGGCGACAGCCGGTGTCATTGCTTCAGCTGCCACTTCGCCGGCTCGCAGACCATGCTGGTGCAACGGCTGGGAGACCTCAAGGCGCCGATCGACAAGAAGACTGCCTTGCAATTGATTGCACAGGCGGAAGACGAGGACCCGATCGACGTCTTCGATATCCCGGACTATGGCGAGGTCAAGAAGGTCAGCCAGCCCGAACCGTTTCCGGAGCATCTGCTGGAAGCCATGGAGCCCGCGGTGTTCGAGGGCGTATGCCACCCGTATCTCGCGGAACGCGAGGTATCAGCCCCGATCGCCGGTTTCCTCGATATCCGCTACGACGACTATCGCGACCGGATCGTCTTCCCGGTGCGCGACTTCGCCGGCCGGCTGGTCGGTCTGCACGGCCGGGCCTGTGGCAATCAGCAACCCAAGTACCTGATGTACCCCTGGAACCATCGGACGAACCCTATGTGCTGGCTGGGCGAGCACTGGGTCGATCTCGACCGTCCGGTTGTGATGGTCGAGTCGGTGTTCGACCTTGCCCGGACACTGGAGGTGTACCGCAATGTGGTGACGCCGCTGACCTCCTCGCTGTGGGAGGACAAGCTGTCGCGAATGGCCGGCGCGACCGAGATCGTCACCATCTTCGATGCCGACGAGGCCGGCGATCTCGCCCGCCAGAAAGTAAAGGAAAAGTACAAGTCGGCATCGGTCCGCCATGTCTACCTGGAGCTCGGCCAGGACCCCGGAGACACGCCGGCCGAAGAACTGTACGAGCGCCTTGAACATCTGGTCGATGTTGAGGCTTTTTTCCTTCAGTCGGCAGGGTCCCCATAGTAGAATCATCAGCGACCCGATGGGTCATTCATCGTTCACTGGATGTGACGCAAGGAGGCAAGCGATGCCTGTCACGATGAAGAGCAAGGAGACCGGCGAGGCCAAGGCCCCGTCGTGGCTCAAGAAGGGCAAGGACGCCAAGCAGCGGCTCGAACAGGCCGAGACCGAGGCCCAGCTGGCCCGGGAGCAGTCCAACAAGCTGTGGCCGTTCCGCCTCAAGGAAGGCGAGGAGAAGATCGTCACCTTCCTGGATGGCGATGTCGACGAGGACGGCGACCTGGTCGGCGGCGGCATCAGTGCGCTGCACACCGTGCGGGTCGGGGCGAACCGCTGGGAGACTCTGATCTGCTGCCAGGAGGCCGGGGAATACTGCCCGATGTGCGCAGACGGTGACCGGCCCTCGGTCGTGGTGTTCCTGAGCCTGATCGACCACACGCAGTACACCGTCCAGAAGGGCCAGAACACCGGCCAGGTCCGCAAGGACCAGAAGCGGCTCTACCTCGCCAAGACCCAGGCCCGGGCGTACCTGCAGAAGATCGCCGCCAAGCGCAATGGCCTGCGCGGTGTCACCATCGAAATCAGCCGGTCGAACGACAAGGCGCCCAACTGCGGTGACGTGTTCTCGGTTGAGGGCAAGATGACCGAGGAGGAGCTGGTCAAGACGTACGGCGAGGAGCTGACCATGCCGCCCAACTATGAGAACGAGCTGACCTACCGGTCGCCGGAGGAGCTCCAGCAGATGGGCATCGGCAAGCCGTTCTCCGGCGTCGGCGGCGAGACCGGACCGTCCGAGGTCGACACCAAGCAGCTCGAACAGCAGCTGTAACCGGGCCGCCCCTCCGGCCCGGTCGTGGGGCGCCGCCAGCCTCCCCTCCCCAGGCGGCGCCCCACACCTCTCCCATGGATGGGACCTGCGGATGACGACGTTCGTGAACCAGCTGATCCAGCATCAGCACCCGGAATGGACCGGCGCCCTGGCGGCCTACCCCTACTCCAACGCGCTCGCCGAGCAGTTCAAAGCGACGACCCGGTTCGGCGATCCCTACCTGCTGTACAAACGCATGGGCGGTACGATCCTGCTGCCTCGGGCGGTCTGTCCCGAGCCGGTGAACGATCGTCGGGCCCCGGGCGAGCCGGTCGATTTCTCGGTCAGCTTCGAGCCGCGCAACGAGGAGCAGGCCCGGGTGATCGAGGAGACTGTCCAGTTCCTCAAGGAGGGCCGGTCCGGCTGCCTGCAGGCGCCGACCGGCTTCGGCAAGACCGCGGTGACCATGCCTGTGATCGCGCATATCGGCCTGACCACGCTGGTCGTCCTGTTCAAGGAGGACCTGATGAAGCAGTGGCACGGTGAGCTGAAGCGGTTCCTCGGCCTCGCCGACCACGAGATCGGCATCGTCCAGGCCGACAAGTGCGACGTGCTGGGCAAGAAGGTAGTGTTGGCGATGGGCCACAGTCTGTGCAAGCCCGATCGCTACCCCAGCTACGTCTACGACTGGGCCGGGATGATGATCATCGACGAGGTGCACCGGGTTGCTGCGGAGACCTTCTCGGAAGTCTGCTCGCTGGTCTCGGCCCGGTTGCGCCTCGGTTTGTCGGCCACGCCCGAGCGGTCCGACGGCAAGGAGCTGCTGATCTTCAGCCATATCGGCCCGGTGCGGGTGAAGGCCCATCTGGAGCAGGTGGTGCCCAAGGTGATACGCTATCGCTCGCCATGGACGGTGCCGCGGCGGATCGTGCGCAAGGGCGGCCGGCGGGTGGTGCAAAAGATCCCGCATGTTGCCGGCAAGACCGGCCATCTGCTGAAGGCGATGGCGCGGGACGATGCCCGCAACCGGCTGCTGACCGAGCTCGCGGTGACGGCGCATCTCAAGCAGCGCAACACGGTGATGTTCTTCGACACGCTGGAGCACATCCGCACCATGCGCAAGCTGCTGGTTGCCGCCGGCGTGCCCGGCAAGGACATCGGGGACTATGTCGGCGGCATGTCAGAGTCCGAGCTCGACCGGTCGAAGGCCAAGCCGATCATCCTGGCGACCTATGCCATGATGAAGGAGGGTACCAACATCCCCTGGCTTGACACAGTGATCCTCTGCACGCCGAAATCGGACGTGCGCCAGGCCGTGGGCCGTATCCGCCGGGAGTATCCCGGCAAGAAGCAGGCTGTCGTCATGGACATCCGCGACGACGACAGCCCGGTGTTCAAGGGATATGCGCGCAGCCGCGAGAAGTGGTATCGCTCGATCGGCTGCCAGATCGTCGACCTGTAGACCAAGGAAGGAGGGCCGGATGCCCGTCGAGATCAAGTCCAAGACTGCCCAAGGCAAGGCGACCACGACGGTCAAGACCCCGGACGGCCACGAGGCGACCACCGAGGAGAAGGTGGGCCAGCCCGCACTGTTCACCAAGCCGTGGGTGAATGTCGGGGTGAAGACCGGTCTGACCAAGAATCTGGGCAACTACGAGAGCGCCCGGATCGACGTGTCGATCGACATTCCCTGCCAGCACGAGGAGATCAACGAGGTCTACGCCTGGGCGACCCAGTGGGTCGATGACCGGCTCGAGGAGCGTCTGGCGCAGATCAGCGGAGACGACTGATGCCCACGGTCAACGACCTGCTGGGTACGTTCCAGAAGGACTATGGCGCGGCGGTCGGGTCGAAGGGGGCTCAGATGCAGGATGCCGAGCGGCTGCCCACCGGCATCTTCCCGTTCGACCTGGCCACCGGTGGGGGATTCCCCCGCGGCAAGGTGGCTATCGTCTACGGGCCGGAGAGCTCGAACAAGACGAACCTCTGCCTGAAGGCGATCGCCATGCACCAGGCCCTGTGGCCGGACCAGAAATGCGTGTTCGTCGACATCGAGAACAGCTTCGACCCGCAATGGGCCGCGCTGATGGGGGTCGATGTCGACGAGCTGATCGTGATCTGGCCGGACTACGCTGAGCAGACCGTGGACATGGTCGAGGCGTTCCTGTGCGCCGATGATGTCGGCATGGTGGTGATCGACAGCCTGGCGGCGATGGTCACCACGCAGGAGCTCGACAACTCGGCGGAGAAGGCCAATGTAGGTGGCTCGGCGCTGGTCACCGGCAAGCTGGTGCGCAAGACCACGCACGCCCTGAACCTGGCCCGCAAGGCCGGCCGGCTGCCGACATTGATCTACATCAACCAGACCCGGTTCAAGATCGGGGTGATGTACGGCAACCCGGAGACCATGCCGGGCGGCAACGCGCCGAAGTTCCAGTCCGGCCTGACGATCCGCACCTACGGAAAGAACATCAGCGACCCAAAGGTGATCAAGGACCGGCCGATCCTCAAGGAGACCAAGATCCAGATCACCAAGTCGAAATGCCCGATCTACGCCGACTCCGCGGAGTTCCGGCTGGTCGTCCATCCCCACAAGGGGCTTCAGGTCGGCGAGACCGATGACTGGAACAGCGTGTCAGCCTGGATGAAGGACATGGGCATGCTCGACAAGGCACCGGGAGGCTGGACCATGCTGGGAGAGAAGTATCCCAACCTGGAGGCCTGCCGGCAGCGACTGGTCGGCGATCCAGCCTTCGGCACCAAGGTGCGTCAGACAATCATCGACACCGCCCTCAAGCAGGGAGGGCAGGGGTGAATCCGTATCTCGCCCGCAAGCGCGGCCAGCGCATCGGCGACCCGGGCCGGGCCTCGGAGAGGCGTCTCGCCCGCCGCCTGGGTGGTCGCCAGATCCCCGGCTCGGGCGCCGGCGCAGAGAAGGGCGACATCGACCTGCCGGCCTTCCGGGTGGAGGCGAAATCGACCACCGGCAGCAGTCTGGGCTTGCAGTACCGATGGCTGTCGAAGATCGTGGACGAGGCGCGGATGGCCGGCAAGAGCCCGGCCGTGGCGCTGACCTTCACGCATGCCGACGGGCGGCCGGTGCCGGACGGGCGATGGATCGCGATCCGGGAGGAGGAGTTCCGGAGATTGACGGAGGCCAGGGATGGCGAAATGGCTGAAGACGCTGAAGGAGCATAAGGGCGAGCATCGCCTGAAGCGGTATCTGCACAAGAAGCTGGCGCATCGCAGTCCGCCCCGGTCGCGGATCAACATGCACGCATCGGAGCTGACCAAGGGCACGTTCTGTCCGCGAGAGTGGGCTCTGATGGACCTCACCAAGTACAAAGCCCCCGACCAGTTCATTTCGACCTCGCTGGCCACGACCTTCTCGATCGGCCGGCTGGTTCAGGACATGGTGATCGACTGGCTGGTGGAGTCGGGCCGGGCGGTCACCGATTGGCGCTGCGTCGCGTGCAAGCAATTGCACGAGCTCACGGTGAGACCAGTGGCTTGTCACGGATGCGGCTGCACGGCGTTGGCGCCCGAGGAGCACCGGTTCCGATCGCAGGAGACCGGCATCGGCTGCGGCATCGACTGCTTCGCCAGGACCAACGGCGACCGCTTCAAGCTGGTCGAGGTCAAGTCGATCGACAAGGAAGAGTTCAAGAAGCTGCTGATGCCGATCGCCGAGCACCGCCAGCGCACCAATCTCTACCTCCGCATCGTCGCCGACAGCGGACACCCGTTCGCCGACAAGGTCGATCTCGACAGCGCGATCGTGCTCTATGTCTCGAAGGGGGGCTTCGGCTGTCTCGACAAGGAGGTCGAGGCCTATGACTTCCCGGACGACAAGTACAGTCCGTTCAAGGAGTATGCAGTCGCCCGCAAGGACGAGGATACCGACGACCTGTGGATCAAGGCGGGGCTGTACCATCGGTTCCGCACTTGGGTCGATCACCCTATGCCGGCGGGTGTCTGCGACAACGCCCAGTGCGAGCGGGCGAAGAAGTGTCCGGTGAGCAGCGCCTGCTTCGCCGCGGACGCACCCCAGCCGGCCCACCCGGTCGATCTCGAGGAGGCCCTGGCATGACGCTCGCGCTCGGTCTCGACATCTCGTCGACCGCCACCGGAGCGGTGATGCTGTGTCCGGGCCCGCAGATCGTGATCGAGAGGGTGATCCAGGCGCCGAAAAAGAAGTGGTACGGGCGCTACAGCGCGATGGCCGACCAGCTGTCCTCGCTGGTGATCGAGACCCGGCCCGACGTGGTGGTGATCGAGGATTATGGCTACGCCAACGCCCACACGCTGGTGCCCCTGGTCGAGGTCGGCACGGTGCTGCGTTGGTTTCTGCTGCAGCACGGCCTGTCGTTCCACCTGGTGGCGCCAGCGACTCTGAAGAAGTTCGTCACCGGCACCGGCAACGCCAAGAAGGAGCAGATGATGATGCAGGTGTTCAAGCGCTGGGGCTACGAGGCGCCGTCGAACGACCTGGCCGACGCCTTCGGTCTGGCCTGCATGGGCCTCGCCGCGCTCGACCACCTGACCGATCTGACCAAGGCGCAGGACGAGGCGATGGCCAAGATGCGCCATGTCTCGGTCGAGGCTGCCTGAGTGTCAATTCATTTGCAATTGATTGCACTCATGGTACCGTAATCGTATCGAAACCCAAGGAGGGAAAGACAGGATGTCAGTCGCAACGATGGCCGTGCTCGACGGCATGCAGGGTCAACCGGCCAAAGCCGAAACCCCGTCCGACACCCAGGCCCAGAACCAGCAGGAGGCTGACGTGGCCCAGACCCCGAGCCCGGCCGAGATCAACAAGATGAACGGCAAGCAGCTCGATGCGCTGTACGGCCAGATGCCGTGGGAGATCGACAACTACTCGACGCTCAAGGTCGCCGATAAGAAGGCGGCCCTGATCCAGGCTCTGTATCCCGACAGTGCCGGCGCGGTCGCCACCCAGGGGTCGGTACTCAACGGCGAGATCGTCGAGGGCAACACCGACCTGATCGCCAAGACGGCGTTCGAGATCGAGAACCTGAACGAGAGCCAGTGCCATGCGGCGCTGCACCAGATCGTCGAGGACACCGAGTTCTCGTTCTTCAAGATGGGCGGCGTGCTCTCGAAGATCCAGGAGAACGGCTGGTTCGGCGAGCACGGGTCGCTGAAGGAGTACATCGAGGCCGAATTCAACATCAAGTACCGGACGGCGATGTACGCGATCCAGATCTACAACGACCTGGTCGAGGCCGGCGTCCCCTGGGACAAGGTGAAGGCGGTCGGCTGGACCAAGATCAAGGAGGTCTCGCCAGTCCTGACCTCGGACAACGTCGATCACTGGGTGGAGAAGGCCAAGACCCTGACCACCAAGGAGCTGATCGAGGAGGTCAAGCAGTTCAAGGGCGAAGGTGAGTCGAACTCGGGTGGTGACGACGCGGCGCCGGCCAAGACCACGACGATGACCTTCAAGGCCCACGAGGATCAGGCCGAGACGATCAAGTCGGCGCTCGACAAGGCCAAGGAGGCCGCGGGCACCACGGTCGACACGGTGGCCCTGGAGTTCATCTGCCTGGAGTTCGTCAACAACTTCTCCGGCCAGGGTGGCGAGCCGGCCGGGCCACCGAGCGCCGAGGTGTTCCAGTCGATCGGCTACGAGAAGGTGCTCGAACTGTTCGAGGAGGCTTTCCCTGACATCAACTTGGCGGTTGAAGTCTGACCAAGATTGCTCGCAAGAGAGCCCCGCAGAATGTCTGCGGGGCTTTTTTGTATCCCTATTCAACTCAATGTCCCTTTGTGATAGAACGTATGCACGTCATCGCTCAAACCAGGAGGGTATGGGATGACCCGCGCGACACAACCGACCTTCATTTCGCCGCTCTGGCGCGAAGATAAGGGGGGCGAGTGGCGGATCACCTGTTTACAGGACGGCACGCAATGGGACATGACCCTCGGTGCTGATCGTGCGGAAGCCGAATCCGTCGTGAAGGGGCTTGTTTCCGCGGAGGCGATGCACAGGGTTCCAACCAAGAAATTGTTCCGGGCGATCGCTCAGGTGGCGTCGGCCGGGACCGGCCGGGCGACCGGCTGATGGCTCAGGTTCAACGGGGTGGTAGATGGCAAATCGAGGCATGAAAGAAGACGCTCAGATCGCGGTCGGCTTAGAGGAGGGGTTGAGCGCCTTCTTCAGGATGATCTACCGCGGTGTCACGGCCCCCCACATTCCGGCAACAGCCCTGGTGATGGTCGGCACAACTTTACTGCTTGGGGCCTACGACAAGCGGACGGTTGTCGAATGGCTCCGAGGCATGGCCGATCAGATCGAAACTTCTTGATATCCTTGAGGATCGTCGGTCGTATGATCCAAGGATGTGCCCTTAGAAACTGAATCGCGATTGCCGCAAGTGTGGAGAGGGCTGTAAGATAGAGGTACCGCTGTGCACGCGTTCAAGTCGTCAGGGGTGACCGCTAGATGTTGCAACGGAAACAAGAAGAACAGGACAGGCCCCCCGATCTGATGACCCCCCAGGAGGTCGCTGATCTCCTCCGAGTCAGTCGCCGGATGGTCCAGATGATGGCGCACGATGGTAAGCTGCCCGCGATCCGCGTCGGCAGCCGCTGGCGCATCCCGAGAGACCAACTGACAAGGTGGATGACCCAAGGATGGCAAGAGTCTACCGTCGAAAGGACAGCCCGCGTCTCTACCTCGAATACGAGGACGAGCGCGGCCGAACGACTCGACATTCTTCTGGAACGTCGGACTGGCAAGAAGCTGAGATCCAGCTGAAGCAGCTTCTTGCTGAGGTCGAGCGCCGCAAGGCGTTCCGCGATCAGCCCAAGTTCATCGAAGTGGCGATGGCGCTGATCGACAGCCAGAAGAAGCCGAACACCCGAGAAAGCATGGAAAGCTCCCTGATCCGCTGGTCGTTGTACCTGGATCAGGCGGGGTTTGACCCCAGGACGATGTACCTGGGCGAGCTGACCATAGAGCTGGTGGCTGGTTTCATCGCCCACGAGCGAGCCCGAGGCGTCGGCGATCCGTCGATCCGGGTGCGTCTGAGCTTCGTGTCCAAGGTGTTCGAGACCGCGGTGATCCGCAGGAACCCGGTGCGCGAACTGCTGATGACCCGGGAGATCAAATTCAAGAAGGCCCGGCCTCAGGTGCGCCCGATCACCAAGGGCGAGGAGAAGGCCCTGCTCGACGCCTGCAACCGCATCGACCACGCCTGCATGATCGTGGTGGCGATTGAATGCGGCCTGCGTCCGAATGAGATCTACGCGATCACGCCGGAGCACGTCACCGGCAAGCGCACCTTCCTGCTGCCGGCGTCGATGAACAAGGACTCGACGATCCGCACCGTGCCGATCACCAATCGGGCGATGGACGCGCTGCGCCAGGTTTGGCCGAAAGAGGAGACCGCGCTGTTCTTCCCGTCGCGCCGGGGCAACGGGCGGTACTACACGGCGTCCTGGTGGGGCGGGGTGCGCAAGCGGGCCGGCGTCGACCCCAAGATCCGCTTCTACGACTGCCGGCACACTTTCGCCACGCGCTACCTGCAGGACGGCGGTCGGATCGAGAAGCTCCAGCGCATCCTCGGGCACGACGATCTGGAGACTACGATGGTCTATGTCCACCTGACCGATTCGGACGTGATCGAGGATGCTGATCGGGTCGAGAAGCTCCGGCTCGAGGCGAATCTCGCGCAAAACGTGCTGCGTTTTCCCACCCGCCGCACGCACACCGCTGATAAATAA